TTTAAAACACTGCCTTCTACGAACAATAACGTGTTTTGAGTTTCGATCAGACCTTCTTACTTTTTGGTCAGTATATTCCTGACATTTAGGACAAGCGACCCAAGATATTCTTTTCATTTTAATTAATTTAGTTTTTCTGCTTTCTTCCTTCGATTCGCCTTTGTACAGATTCTCTCCACATCAACTCATCTTTGGCTTCTGCAATTTTATATTCTGAACTAGGAAATTCACGTTGTAAAGCCTCATAAGCTACCTTTCTTACCCATGCAGTACCACGCATACCCTCTTTTTCAGCTTGCTTTTCTATAAGCTCTGCCCTGTTTGGGTCGATTAGTACCTGATAATAGCTTTTGTTTCCGTGTTTGAGAGCCATTTACAATGTTGTTCTTGTACTACTTTACCACCAAAATGGCAAATCGGCTTTATCAAGTTGCTTTTCCACATACTTTTTTCTAGCTTCTCTGCGTTTTTTGGTCTTTCCTGTACGCACCTCTCTGGCTCTTTTTAAAAAATCAATGATACTAGCTATGTCTTTGGTGGTAGCTTTCGGAATCTCTTTGTAGAGATCCTTCATCAGATCTACTCTTATATTCTTCTGCATAAGCAACAGGCATAACCTCCGTAAGAGTCTTGTAGTATTTTACTCCAAGCTGTTTATTATGCTTGGAGATATACCAACCGTGTTCATTTTTGCAAATACCAATCATTGTTATTTCTTGTAAATTGTTTTTAAGTAGTTAGTTTCAATAGCCTTTCTTTGCTCTACATATTCTCTGTTTGTCATATTTTCAAACAAATATCTGTCAGATAAGTTGGCTAGTGCTTGGCAATACTCTTTTTCTGTCATTGTTTTTTAGTCCAATGTTTAATTAAAATTTTCAGTTCTGAGATGCGTTTTTGGGCTGCATTTATACGATCTTGTCTGGTCAATGTACTTCACTCCATTTGTCACCAATAGATACTTCAGCTAATGCTGGTACGTCACCCAACCATTTTGCTTCCGCTTTTTCCATTGTAGTTTTAAGAATCTCAGCCCATTCATCAGCTAAATCTTCTTTAACAAGAAGTATTAGTTCATCGTGAACGGCTGCTGCGATCATTACTTTATCTTCCCCCGCTTCTTTAACTTTGGCCCATAAATTACCTAATGCACACTTTAATATTGCAGCACCAGCACCTTGAATTGGTGTATTACATCTAACAGTAGTTCTGTTAAGATCACCTTTCAAAAACCTACGCATATTAGACACTGGAACTCGTGTTTCAGGCCATTCATCATCTTCTGTGGATCGTGAAAGATAATTCATCTCTCTCTGCCAATCCCGAATACCACTATATGTAGTGAGCCAGTTGTCACGTATTTTTACAGCCTCTTCTGTGGACATGATGACACCACTGCTTCCAGCATACTTTCGTAAACCTTCAGCACCAGCACCATATAGCAGACCAAAGTTAGCGGACTTGGCAATCTGTCTGTCACATCCCATTTGTTCAGCCGTATAGTCATGCAAATCTTCACCACGTTGAAATGCAGCAGTCATGTTTTTGTCTTTAGCTATTGCAGCAGCGAGACGTAACTCCATCTGTGAAAAGTCAGCATCAACTATTTTCCAATACATAGGAGCTTGCACACACTGTCTGAACTCAGAATCTCTTGGTATCTGTTGATTATTTGGTTTAATACTGGACATCCTGCCTGTATCTGCCCCAAGTTGCATATAAGATGCTCTAACAAAATAAATATCCTTAAACTTTTTATGTAAAGACATCTTATCTTGTATGCTCTCAACCATCTGCCTACGTTTTTCTCTACGCTTCCAAGTTATAAGTGTCTGGATCGTAGGAGAATCAGCAGCACAATTCTTCAAAGCATCTTTAGCAACACTAGGCTTACCATCATTATTTACTGGGGTATAACCAAGTATTAATTCAAGTTTTTCTAGTAACTGTTTAGAACTTTTTATGTTGAATCCTGCGTACTGTTTAGTGCCTAGTCTTTTTGATCCTGAATCTTTTGCTCGTAAGTTGAACGTACCATCATCATTTCTAGGTAACTTTTTTCCAAGTGGTAGGTCATTATCAAGTTCTCTGATAAATTCATTACCCAGTTCTTTAATGTCATCTTCATAATCTATACGACACTGATCTAACTCTTTTTTATTCCAGGGTAGCCCAGTCCTCCACATTTGTGCCATAGCTGGCAGTGCCCTACATTCTAGTTTGTATGCTCTATGTAACTGAGCGTTTCTAATTTTTTGATCCAATACTTGATCTAGCTCCAAAAGCACTTCAATATCTTTTGCAGCGTAAATTAACTGTTCTTTAGATAAAATTTCAGCACCCCAGTTAGACTTCTGTTGTTCCTTAGATATATTCATATCAAGTTGTCTTTTAGCTAATGCGTCAAGACCATGTTTAGTCTGTGGAATACCATTAGTAAGTAATCGACTAGCCAGCATACTGCACCTAACTTTTCCTCTAGGATGTATGTCATGTTCTTGAAGCCACCCAAGATCAAATACAGCGTTATGAGCTATCCAGTATCTATCCATACTGTTAAAAAAATCTTCTAAGTAATTCCAGTCAATCTTCTCTAACTCAAAGCAGTCAATAATTACTATGGTTCGAGAAGAAAAAGACCCCAACTGAATTAGTCGGAGCTTACCTTCTTCTGGTTGTAATTGTAGTGTTTCTGTATCAAAAGCAATACTGTGTGCAGTATGCAGTCTGTGTAATTCTGATATTCCTTGATATACGGAATATTCTTGTTTTGTGATTGTTGAGGTCATGGGAGAACCTTAAATATGTGCTCTACTACTGTAGCACATTTGTCAACACTTGTAATGTTTTCGTATGTAATCGGGAACTTCGTTGTGATAACCTCTTGTGTCTAAATCTTGGACTAATGCGACCCACTGTGACCTGTAAGACTCTGTTATATCTTTGTAAGTCTGTGCAAGATATATACGTCTAGCAGTCTGAAAGTCCATACCATTGTTATTTGGTAAATAAGTTTTTAAAAAATGAGCTAAGTTGCAATTTTTATCTTTCTTGGCTCTATGATATTTGTTCTTTTTATGCCACCTAAATATGTAGTTAAGTAAGTATGTAATTTTGTCAGGGTCTATTTTGGAACGATAAATTTTTGCTTCTCTTTCTGGAGTTTTATCTTTCCAGTTTAGTGGAGGATAAGTCTCTGTCGGTAAGTGTTTTACAGGTGTATTTAATTTAGCTGGAATTGTAATCTCCACCACAGGATCAGCAGGAACTAACGCAGCTTCTTTTATCTCTGCTGCATCATTCTTTGCGTGAATTGCCTGTAGCTGTTCTTTAGCTAGAGGTTTAATATTATGCTCTCTATTAATATGTGCAAGTTGATCTTTAGTAAGATTTAAAACACATTTAATAAGTACATCATTTTTCTCTTCCTGAAATACAACACTAACTGTATTGTCCTTTTCAAGTACTTTATGTACTTCGCCAGACTGAACGTCAATAGTAGATTTTTTAGTTACTACTTCCTCTTCTTTAAATTCCATACGAAGGATAAGATAGTTCTAATATTGTAGTAGTGTAGTACTACCTTGTCCAGAGATCTAGCTTCTTTTGTAAAGTTTTAACACTAAGTTGTGTACATATCGAAACATCAAGTCCATAACGAACTGCCTCTAAAACTTGACTGTGAAAATACTCTTTATCAAAATATTCAACCTGATTTACTTTTTCAACTTTCCTTCTTGTATGGTCATATTCTGTGTATCGCACAGTGGCTAAAGGACTATCATCAGCAGGAAATTTCTCTTCGTAGATAGTGACACTTATAGTTTTATTATTCACTATTTTCTTCCTCCATTTTCTCATCAATTAATACTCTAATTATATGAGACATAGATGTAAAGCGTTTCTTCTTACTTTCTAACCAATCACGTTGGTAATCAGGAATCAACAAATTAATTTTACTGGGCATACAATATTTCCTCTGGTACGGGTATGTTTTTACTTTCTAAAAATATACGAATAATATATGGATCATAACCCCATACAGTTCCCCAGTTTGAATCTTTTATAGGTATTCGTATCCTTCCGTATTTCGTACATAGTTTGCCAAGTTTTTTACTTATTTCGCTCTTTTCATCATTTTCCTTCCATAAATCACCTACTAATACATTTAACTTTTTAACAGTGTAATAACCTTCTTCACCCTCTAGCTTTTGTACTCTTTTAATAGCTTGTTCTGCAATCTTCTTACTGTAAGTAGCTATACCTTTATTTTCTTCTATTTGTAATTGGTGCATCTGTTGTCTAGCAAGCATCTTTTTCTGTATCTGACTTAAAGCCATAAAATCAGAATCATAGTTATCTAAATCAGAATTAAATTGAGTTAAATCGGACATAATAGACATAAGTTACATATATTATACATACAAGTTAATCAATATCAATAATCTTTTTATCATCATCTACACATGATTCATAAATCATTTTTGCAGAATCCAGTGTGGATATTTTCTTTACTTCATTTTCGGTATCCCAAAACTTATCATCTTCATCTTCCTTATATCTAGACCCAGGTGTGTATAAACCTTCTTCCGTTCCAGTGGAAGGAGTTTCATTAACAATCGGTTTTGTATTAACCTCCTCTTTGTATAAACCTCCATTTTCATCAGGGGTTTTTACAAAATTAGGGTTTTTACCAATCTCATTGTTATTCAAATCCGTTCCAGTATCTACATTATTAGGTTTATACACTTCATTATGGGGTATATCACGCGTGAGAGAACTAAATGATCTAGGTAGTTCCTTTCCAACTGCTTTATAAAACTTAGAGGGTCTACCTCCCTTACTCTTACCCCTTGGAACGTCAACTTCTTCGATAAGTTTCTGTCCTTCCAATTTGTTAAGGCTATAAACTATTGATCTTTTTCTGTGCACTCCACCTACTGTATCGTGCTCAACTAAATCTTTTACACACCATGCTTTAGTTTCTCTTCTCATCAAATTAAGAATATCCAAAGTATGTTTATTTGGAGTGTCCAGCCTAACTTCGTCTGCACGTTCTGGAGCAGGGCTTATATCGTATGTAAAATCTGCCTTAAGTGTAAATATCATACGCTCTCCCTCACGATCTTCTCTGGACTTTTCAACAGTTACTAACCTACTATTTGCGGTAAGACCCATTTCAGCAGCGTCATTAGCAGATAACTTTCTCATATTCCAAGACTCATCCACTGCGTTCTTGATAGCTGAAGTACCCCTAAATTTACCTTCTTTGGTATTGTGATGAATAATAATTATTGAGCAAGCAGGGAAGTCCTGTCCATTACGTCTAACAAGTTTTTTAATCGGCAACGCATACTCTCTTCTATTCTCTTCATATGGGTTGTGGTCATTACAACCATCTAAGCTATCAATAACCACAAGATCATACTTACTTTTACTCATCATTTTTCTGAATCTGGAGTACCACTGCATATCCCACTCAGTTACAACTTTTACGTTTTTATCACATCCGATTAATTTCATCTGTCTGCGTAGTATCCTCTCGTTTTGATCTCCGTTCAACCATAGAACCTTACCAACTGGTACGTTTACCAAATGTCCATACACGTTAAATGCTTGGCCCTGTCCAATATGCTTGGCTATTGTCTGACACATTGCAGTTTTACCTGTACCACCATCTGCGTGAACAAGTAAAGTCCAAGGTTTTGGTAATAATCCTGGAATCAAATAATCGAATGGTGTGTCGTCTAGCTCATCAATAGCTAAAGGCTTTTGACCCTTAGTTCTATTAAACATTTCGTGAGCATCAATTAATCTTTCAATCTCAGCAGCATTACTGCGTTTAGCCTCAATAGCTAATTTATGAACAGCTTGGTTGTGTAATGCAGGGTTCTCATTCTTAGGATCATTGTCAATATCCATGTACTTCTTGATGAGATCTT